TTCGCCTAAATGAGAATCATTCTCATTTAACCCTAAAAAATCGGATTTTCAGGCTTTTCTGTAAAAAAGGTGGGGCTACTCGTTGTCCCTAGTGACAACACTTGCCTAGGCAAGCCACGGAATACGCCTATGCTTCGCCCCATAAATAGAGGATACAACTCTTTACTTGTGGCTTCCACCACCTAGCTTTCCGTTTTCACGAACCGCTTTAGTTTTTTCGGGCGAAGATACTTTTCCACCTTTGCTGCCTAATGCTTTGGCTGCGGTATGTAAATTGCCGCTATATTTGATAGCGCCTGAATCATTGCGTGTTGGTGTACTCATAGTATTTCCTCAGTTGTATTCTCAGCTAAGCGCTTAGCTGGGGGCTTACCGCCTAGTTTGCCATTACTAATGGCAGCTAAGCGCTTTGCTTCAGAACATACAGCGCCGCCCTTTTTACCACGCTCTCTTTGTATTGGGATCATACGCTGACGTTCCTCGTCTGTCCACTTGAATCCATTGCGACCCGCGCCGCCTTTAGTAAGATTTACCAAAGGATGCCCCATATCTTTAAAGCACTCAATCAGTAATTTTTCATGGCTTTCTGCTTCTTCTTTAGTATCCCATGAAGCAACCATTTCAGCAGCCCAATCTCGATTGGCTATTGCTTCATGCCATTTAGGTTGATGATTACGTTGTTTGCTTGTCATGCGGGATAAATTCTTACTCATGCCAACATAAAACACTTGGCCAGTATCAGAATATCTATGGACGTATGTGAAATTCATCAAGCGCTCCGCTTCATGTCTAGTACCACTGCCTTTGGTTCAGGCGGCGCCTCAATCATACGGCGCAGCTCTGACTTGCTATGCTCCTTGGCTACATCAGGATCAGCAAAGATACGCTTCTTGTTTGGCTGGTCAGCAGATGCAATGCGGCCACAATCTACCCAGCCTGCTTCTTTAAGTGCATGAAGCAAAGCGCTTTGGGGTACTTTGCTGCGACCAAGGCCAGTAAGATCCGCGATGCGGTCACATACATGATGGAATGGGCTGCCGATTACGCCTCTAGCAAACTCACCAGTGCGATGACGAATCATCTCAACAATAGTGGACTCAAGGCTACTCATGCCAGACTCTAATAAGTTCTGCTTGAACTCTGTCATCGCTGGCGCAGCACCCGGATTGAACTTAGATACATCCCTTGCGTACAACCATGCAGCGATATTCTCAAAGTTACCTTGACGATACCAGTTGTACAACGCTAGACCAGAGCCGGGCTTGATACGCTCCATTGGCAATGCTTCAGAGTGTATGCAAAACCAACGGCGATCTTGTGATGACAAGCTAATTGGAATCTGCTCATTAGAGAATGCCAGCACAAACAAACGATTGGCCATCTTGTATGGATCTTTGCCCTTACGATTGATGTCCAGCATATCAGGCGGCGCTGCAATGATAGGCTTGAGTTTGTTAGCCAATGCCCTACGCGCTGAGGAATCTGGCTCTTTCAATTCGTTAAGTACCAATACCTCAGCTTCAAGGTGATAGGTAAAGTTTGATTGCAGCTTGTCACTATCCACAATGGATAGGTTTTTAGAGTCATCGCCGCAGATTGACCAAATAAACGGCATCCACATCAAATCCTTGCCGCAACCTTCATCGCCAACGTGTAGTACAGCGTGGTTGATTTTGATTCTAGGGTTCTGCAACTTGAATGCCATCATATCCCAGACATGATTGCGTTCAGACTCATTCGGAACCAAGTGTTCACAATGCGCTAACCAAGGAGTAATGTCGCCGCCTTGCGAGTTAATAGTAGGACGGCCATCAGTCCAGCGATTACCAAATAAACTACCGCTGCTATATACCACTGCCGTATCTCCGGCTGCGTAAGTCAATCCAGTCAATACCTTAGAATCGTGGGCTTGCCGGTTTTCGTCATAGCAAACAGAAGATTCGATCTTACGACCGGTGTGAATAGATTTGCAAGAAATGTGACGATAGATAGCGTTAAAGGTAGCGCGCCCAATATCATTTCGTTCGATCAGATCGTAGTAAGAATCATCTGATTGGATGTATGCGAACCGATCGAACCATTCTTCCTTTTCTATCCGCCCAAGCTCCTTACGCTCAACTTCTGCAATCATCCTTTCAGGTGTTAGCTCAAACATCTTTGAAGGTGTGATCTTATCCAATGCCTTAACGAACGCATTGGTCAGCAGCTCTGGGCGAACGCCCGGCTCATGCTTGGCAGCGCCATTCTCATGCGCCCAATCTAAATACTCGCGTGAGCTAAAGCCAGCGCAATGCTCATGGTAGCAGCAATAAGCGCGGTTAACTGGATGATAGCGACCCATTGGATTGCCATCACTATGCTCTGCTGAATTAGGGCAGATTACACCATACCAACCAGATTGATTGGCTGACTCTAGGAGCATTCCATTATCGCTAATCCACTGCAAAATGTCATCGTCACCGTCATCCTTGAGATGAATGGTGCGAACTGACGCAGTATCGGCAGCTTCAGGATTAACGCCCAAAGCATCGCAAATTTGAGATAACGTAAACTCGCGATCACGATGGAATTCAATTAATGTAGAAGCGAAATGCTCTCTGCCGGGCTTCAGATTAGTAGAGCCGGGCAAACGAAAGTTACGCACTGCATTGATCGCGCCGCCATCAGTAAAGCCAGCATCAGCAATAGCCTTGATTGCAGCAGTGAAATCACCTTTGGTTGGAGCTGATTCGCAATCGAATACATAACCCCACTGGTAATTGCCGGGCGATGTTTCCATGATCCATGTAGGCTCAATGGTAGGACGTTTGGATTTAGTGCCGATGTCATCTAAAACCATGACAAGGACGTATTCGCAATTGGCAGCCGAAGCAGAGATTTTGCCGTCTTTAAAACGATCCAAAATGAAGGATCCAGTATTTCCATACCATGCGCCTTGTGGCTTATAGCGCTCAGGCAAGAAGGCTGGCCATGTGTATTTGAGAGTGCCGTCGTTGTGCATAGCTTGGTTGCCATCAACGATTACGGGCTTTTGACGTACTACTAACAGCGTTTCCCCTTCTGGGGCAAGTTTCGTTAAATACTCAACGAATTCAATATTTGATATACTTTGCGCAGTCATGCAAATCCTCTAGTTTGTTTTGATTAAAAAGGGGTGAATCTTTATAGGGTTCATCCCTTTTGCTTTTATTGGACGATCAGTTTACTACTTCCCATACCGAGTTGATATTTTTATCTCTACATCTAGGGGCAAACCCTCAGCCCAGTCTGGTGTTTGGCACATTACTTCATCCATACGCGCCTTGACAGCTTCACCATCTTCTGCCTTGCATTGAATAACGATCTCATCATGCACATGGCCGATAGATGCGTAACCTTCAATATCTAATTGTCGTAATGAATGCCGGAGAACATCATTGGCAACAGCTTGCGTAATATTCTCGCAAGCCAACCCTCTCCAGAGCCTAGCCCTTGGCCACTCTGTTGCGTCGGCAGCCGGTTTCCACGCAGCTTTGGCATAGGATATCCCCTCCGAGTCGAGCTTGGCATAGGGGTAGCATAGCACCCTTCCGCTTGGAAGTGCGTACCAAAGATGTTGCCGGTCATACAAATAGACTACGCGCCCGGCTGAGAATTCATAGCCCGGATTGCGCAATGCAGCAGTGTAGGCTTCTTCTAAATCTTGCCAATACCTCACTGCCCAAGAGTTTGCTCTACGCCACGCATTGACTGTCCGACGTGCATCGGACTCAGGCAACACCACTCCGTAGTTACGACCCATCGCAGCAAAAGCACCAATGCCACCACCATAACCACATGAAAGGATAGCGACCTTTCCAATCTGTCTTTTAGCATCAGTAACTTCATCTTCTGAACAGCTAAATATACTCGCAGCTTCTCTAACATAGATATCCTTTCCGCTTCTAAATACGTCCAAGACATCCTCACTATCGGGCTGCTTGGAAAGCCAAGGATTACATCTTGCCTCAATACCCGCCCAGTCTGCAACTACTAGCACATCGCCCTTGGGCGCAATTATTGTAGGACGGAGCATCCCTTTAAGGACATCAGTGACTCGTTTTCCAAATCTTGGGACAATTGCTTCTCCATTAACCATTGCCTCTCTAACAGGATCAGGTTGTTTAATACATTTTCGAGCGAAGTTGTGGAGCTGCGCGCCATAGCTGGAAGCGCGACCTGTGGCACTCCCGCCAGCAAAGACAAACGCTCCGCGCACTCGATGATCTTCTTCATCACTGAGCTGCGCCAAGCGGCTGAACTTTGCAACCGATGACGCCCAGATATCGTCCGCGCATTGGATAACGTCTGCGACATCGGGGGGAACTTGATCGGGATTCTCATCAGCAAAGATGAGGAGGTTCGCTCTAACTGCTTTGTCGATACTGTATTTCTTTTCGCCATCTTTGTATTTCTCCATCAGTTTGAGAGCGTCATCGCCTACGCGATCCATAACCCATTTCTTCATCTTGGAACTTCTTACGCTGGTTACTTCGCCTTGCGTGATCTCGTCTACTAGCGTTTCGATCTCGCCTAGCTCATCAGAAGCGTATTTAATGGCGGACTCAGCCAAAGCCACATCGACCAGCAAACCGCGATCATTGATGCGCTCATTGACGTGGTAATCAATTAATTCGTCAGGTGATAGCGGACGCTGATTTTGAGATATAACCCGCATGGATATGACGTCATCTTCACAATAGTTAATCATTTCAGCCATGAGCTGCGGGTCATCGTTAAATGTACCGTCAGCCCTTGGGATGGATAGCAAACGAATTAACTGCTTACCGCGAGGATCCTTACGCATCGAAGCGCCAGCGAAGCGGCCTACGTCCTCTAGTGAGCCGGGAGCGCAATTGGCTCTGGCCTGCGTAGCGGTGCAATAGAATTGCTCTAGCTTGAAGTTAATCTGTAAGACATACCAAAAGATCAGGCGTTCAAAGGCAGCGTTGTGGGCGTAGATTAAGCCAGTATGCTCGCGCACTTCTTCAGGAAAGGCATCGTGTGGCAGCCAAGTCCTAACCGGCTCATCATCAAAAGCATAAGACATACACAAGACCTCCGTACTGGGGTCTTGTGCATAGTTGTAAACACCATGCACTGGCAAATTGCATCGGGATTTGGTTTCAAAGTCGAGCCAAAGAATAGGCATTAATCTATTTTCCTTACACAATCTAAATGATCGTCGTACATCTTTTTATACCGACTAAAATACTCATCAAAACATAGCTCTAATTTTTGCTTGTTAACGGCATCGGCGCGATACCAAAGCTCTGCTAAAGCTCTAACAAAACTACCGCCCAAAACTTCCATCATGTGAATAGCGTCATCGTAT